TCAGCATCAGCTCTTGACGCTACTAAGTACAGCTACGCTGTTACAATTGAAGCTGGCTAAGTCTAACTTAGACATCTTTGAACTACACAGGGGGAGGCGGTCAACGCCTCCCTTTTCATTATATGAGCAATCAGAAGAGGAAGCACAGGTAAATTAACATGGTAGATCGTTTAGAAGAAAATTTAGGAAAATATGCTTTTGTTACATTAGCACAAGTTAAAGATTATCTAAGCATTTCGTCTACTAGTCAAGACGCTAGGCTTGCTAATATCATTAACTACGCTACAGGCGTAGTTGAGCATTATATTGGTCAAGAAATGTTGGCTAATGATTATGTTGAAGTGTTTGATGGAGGTAAAACTTCTGTCATGGTATCGAGGCTACCTCTTTCAAATGTTTATCAAGTTTCAGAATTCAATGGCACAGAAGATAAAATTTTAGCTGATCCAACAACTATAGGTAGGCCTGTAACTACACAAGAGACTGATGCAACAACTTTAAGCTTTATTAATGATGCTCATATCAACACAAGAATTAAAAGATTTGGAAAATCATCTCTTGAGCTTAATACCAGTGATTACCTCTTAGGTAGTACTGTATCTTCAGACTTAAAATTCGAAGAGGGTGATTTTACCATTGAGATGTTTATTCGTGTAGACGAAGCGGCATTACAAGATAATGTACTATTTTCAATTAATACAGACGCTTCAAATTACATGCAATTTAGATTAGCGAGTCAAAAAGGTTTAGCATATGAAGCAAATGTTTCAGGAACAGCAACTGTAATCGAAGGAGCCAATACCTCTGTTGAGACTCAGCAGTTTGCTAAACGCCGTTTTGCACATGTTGCAGTATCTCGCGATTTAACAGAAGAAAAACTATATTTACACTATAACGGTAACGTAATTGCTGATGCTTCTTTTACTGAGGCAAATTTAACATTTACAAGTAACGTTGAGGTAGGCACTACATTTAAAGGGTATATGGATGAAATCAGAGTATCAGATAAAGCTAGGTATTCATCTGCTAACTTTACTCCCCCAACAAAAAGATTTAGACCAGACGGAGAGACTATTTTCTTAGTTCATTTTGATGGTAAGAATGATGCTACTGAAACAAAAGATGTTCACAACGCAGTTAATGAGTATAACTTTTCTCGCGATATGGGAGAAGTAACTCGTGACGTAGGTGCAGTTGGTGTTAGGGGGTCTTTTCCTACAGTTCGCAACAACTATCCTGCAATGACTTTAGCGGGATCTCCCTCATTTGCACCCTTTCCTTCTGGGGTGAAAGTAGAGTATCGTGCTGGGTATGAATCATCTGACATACCACAAGATCTTCAACTTGCAACACTTGATATGGTAAAGCTATTGTACAAACAAGATCAAGAAAAACGTGGCTTTTCGTTTGAAGGAGAACGTGGAGAGTCTTATCCTTTAGCAGGCAACTTCCCACCACATATTCGTCGTATTCTAGATTTATATAGGATCATTTCGTGAAATTAAATGTAGACATCATTTTTGATGGTATTCCTGATGGAAAAGGATTAAAATCTGCATTTGGTGAAGCTGTAAAATTAGTAAAAAACAAACAATTTAAGACGACCCCGCAGGATAGGGCCAAGATGTTAGATCTTCAACTTTTTTCTGACTTTCTATCTGGCGGTGCAAGAGGAAAACAGTTTGATCCTGCTATTAGAGGATTTTTTGGTGAGCCTAAAAATTTAGGTAGATTTGCTTCACCAGAATCAGCTCCTGACGTAGAGATAGATTACGATGATCTAGTTACTTTATTTGGTGTTGGTGTTGCTAATCAGTTTACCTACGATGAAACCGCAACAGAGTCAAGCAAACGTACTTTAGAGGTAAAGCAAAAATTATCAGCAGGCGGTACTACTACTTTTACTCAGTTAGGTAGAGGTGACCGAGGTGAATTCACCCAAGAGATTAGTCGTATTAGACAAAGTGCTAATGTAAAAGTAAGTTCTAAAGGTACAATAAAGGCATCTTTATACGATCAAAAAATACTTTTTAAATGGTTTGAAGCTCCTGCACAAAAAGCTTATAGAGAAAGACTAATAACTCAGTTTGAACAAAAAATGCAGAATTACTTGCTTTTTTCTTATGTAGATGGAAAACTTCAAGTCTCTGCTGTACCTGGATTAGCAAAGAAATTTAATCTTAGAAACGCAGCTAATAGAAGAAAATTTACAACACTTGAATTTACGGGTGGGGCTTCGGGCGGTTCAATAGCTCTTAGAACCAGTGCTGCTGGTGGAAAATTAATCAAAGACTCTATGATTAATGTTACGCGACAAGTTGTTAACCAAGCGGAAGATAAATTCTTAGAAAATATTTTAAAGTTTTACGTAACAGGTCAAGGCGCTAAGGTTCTACGAAGAAATGGTGCTAAAACTAAGTATGGATTTATTAATGCTTTTGCAGAGATACTTGTTATTGCACAAGAGTTTGAACGTAACCCTTTAGAATTAGACTTCAATATAGGATCTACTAAAAGTGGTGCTGTTATTTCTAAAACTAAAAGACCTAAAAAGAGACAACTTAAAGATCCTATACAACAAGTGATCAGTACGCAACAAATTGAGGCTTTAGCTAGAAAATTATTTAGAGCTAAAATGCCAAAAGGACAGCCTGGGGGACCTCCTCCGCCTGTTAGCGAGATTTTAACTGAAAGAACAGGTCGTTTTGCTGAGTCTTTTACAGTTACTAGAATCAATCAGAAAAAGAAATTTGTTGAATATACTTACGATCCAATTTATAATGTTTTTGAAAGTGAGCGCAGAGCACCAAGTAAACTAATTGAAACTCAGGGACTTCGACCAGCAGTGCAACAAATTGTAGGCGAGTATTACAGGTTTATAAGAAGATAATGGCATCTAGACGTACAGAGATAATAGATTTTTTAGTTACACAGCTTAAAGAAATTGATGGCGCAGTCTCTGGGTTTAACAGTGGGTACACATATACACAGAACTTGTTCAATAATGTGTACCGAAGAGTAAAGTTTTTAGATGAAGTCAACGACTTTCCAGCGCTATACGTAAGTGCTGGGACCGAAATTAGAGATTTTGAATCTAAAAGTTTGACGGTAGCAACATTAGACGTTACCATAAGAGCATACGTATTTGGGGAAGATAATTCTCAAAGCCTCATAGATGATCTAGTTCAAGATATAGAACACGTTATCTACTCACTAGGAGACAATCCTGATAAGGGCATACTAGATATAACAATAGATAGTATTAGTCCAGATGAAGGATTAGCAATTCCTTATGGATTAGCTGAGGTACAATTAACGACAGTCTATAGACTAGACGGATAAGGAGAAAAGGGATGGCATCTCTTAATTTACAAAGAAATTCCGAGGTATTTATGTCCACCAAAGATATTATCAATGGTGCAGATGCAGTTGATTTGCGACCGACTAATACTTGGAAGCTAGAAGTTCTTGCAGGCTTTGCAATGACTTCTTCAGCAGCAACTCAGGATATCACTTCACTTGAGTCTGGAACAAGCCCAGACCGCTCGCAGCAGCGTTTCAATACTGCTATCAACCCTGTAGACTGGAACTTTCAAGTATATCTACGTCCTACAGGTGTTAACACTGGTGCTGCCGGAAATGGAACTACTGCAGCTACTAACCAGACAGGTAACGTAAAACCAGTTGCAGATTGGTTTATGTGGCAATCACTCGTATCTAATACTAAAGTAGTAGCTACAGATGCTGACGGACTACACGAACGTTCTGTATGGCAAAGTGGTGGTAAGCTACAAACTACAACTCAGGCTAAAGGAACAGGCTCTAGTGCAACTCGTTCAAATTTCTCAACAGCTGTTGAGAACCATTTGTATTTTAAACTTGATAACGTAATTTATCAGGTTTCTAATGCTACAGTAAATAGCGCATCTGTTGATGCGGGTATTGAAGAAATTGCTACAACAACCTGGTCGGGTTTCGGAACAACCATGAAAGAACTTACAGGAAGTGCGCGTGATGTTGCGATTTCTGTTTTTGGAGGAACTTTGAATAGTGGGTCTTCTGTTACTGCTAATTCAAACTTCCAAACAATGAGTGCTACAGCTACACAATCAGCAGCTTACCACCCGTATAATCAAATGAATGTCGCAGGTTCAGCGTCAACAAACTCATTTATCAAAAATCGCCTTAGTGCGATTGAATTCCACCATAAAGCTACAGCTGGTGGGTCTGATGAGAAGTTCGTCTTCCCAGTTACATCACTAAGCTTTGATTACAACAACAATATTACATACCTAACTCCAGAAGAATTGGCTGCTCTTAACGAGCCTATTGGTCAGTTTACTGGTTCTCGTGCAGTCACAGGTTCTGCTACCATGTATCTTCGT